GCACGGATGACGGAGCCTCCGACCAAAACGTCTTGGGATCAGTCACGTACAAGTCATACAAGTTGGCATTGTCAGGCTGCTTCTTCACCTCGATCGACGTCAACTCCGGTGGAATCTCCTCGAGGAGCATCGTACGCATGTCTGCGAGATCCGGTGAAAACAGCGTCGCGTATGCCATACCGATATCGAGATCAAGCCCCTCTGCATCGGTCCGAACCCAATAGTGTTCGCATACATCGCCCGGACTTACGCAAAACCCCTTGACGACGTGCGCCTTGACGTCGAGCAATTTACACAGAATCGCACAGTGGTGGACGACTGATCCCTCCACTTTACGAAGCTTCATACGCATGGCAATTCTCTTTACGGACTCCATTCGCTATACTTGGTATTTGTCTCCATCTCTATATCTTCAGCCTGGCCTTCCAGCTTTACGAGTTTGTCAGTGTCCCCTGCCGGAGTGGGCGCAGTTGTATCAACCTCGCTAAAGTCGGCGTTTGTGCTGAACGAGGGGATCGAAGGAGTATCAATCTCACTCAGATCGCTCGCCACCCTGAGCGACGTGAACGACATGCTCTCCGGGAAGCTGTCCATATCGGTGGATGCGAGCGTGTTAGACGTGTACTGGTGATCAATCACGGGACTCGGTTCCATGACCTGTGTCGGCGGCGTCGTCGGGACGACAGGGAGTTGTGTCGGAACAACATCGGTCGGCGCAGTCTCAAACCCGCTCGACCGCGACATGTAGAGAACAATGAGGGCGATGACAATCACGAGTCCGAGTGCGATACCGGCCCACTTGTGCATTATACTATTACGTCATGATAAATTTCAACCTCAAGAACCTTGACGTTCTTGAGGCCAAAGGCCAAAAGCTGTTGCTTTTGCTGACCTGTTTTTTTGATTCGCGTGCGTCTAGTTGGAGAAGGCAAGGCCGCCCATGCCGCTCTGGATACGCAGCACGTTGTAGTTGATCGCAAACATCTTCTGGGTCGTCGCCACCGAGTTGGACTTCAGGGTGATCGCCAACTGAGCGTTGTCGATGCGCGAGAAGTTGCAGGTGCCCGTCGGCTGGTGCTCCTCCGGCTGCAGCGCGAAGGAATAGCAGTAAATGCCGGGGTAGGGGCAGCCAGTGTGGTGGTAGAACGGCTGGACGGAGTTGAAGTACTTGCCGGACTGCTCCTTGAAGCGATCCTGGCCGTTGAGCACAACCTTGAACAGGTGCAGAGGACCCACCTCAACACCGTAGGCGATGTTGGAGGTGGCAGCCTGCGTGCCCTCCTCAACCCAGTACACGTTGGCGGACGTCGCGCTGAACAGCACGTTGGAGGAGATCAGGTTGGAGTTGACGATGGAGAACTGCGTCGGCAGAGCGTTGTACGTCGTCTGGCCGGTGCCGGTCACGTTGGATCCAGCGGCAAAGCCAGACGGCACAAACAGGTGGGGCACACCCGTCAGGTGGGGCAGGATGTACTGGCCAGCCTGGCAGAACGCGCGGGTGTCGCAGGTCACGTTCACGTTGGCCGTCGACGTGCAGAAGTTCCACATGCCGTTCAGCTGGGTCGTCTGCTGGGCAGACGCCGTGGGGTTCTGGTAGCACCACACCAGCTCCTTCACGGGGTGGTTGAAGGCCACACGGACCAGCTGCACGTTACCCTCCTCGGAAGAGCCAGACGTCAGGGCATCACCGCCGGTGTGCTGGATCTGCTCAATCAGGTACTCGTGACCCTTCTGGGCGAAACGACGACGCTCCTCAGTGTCCAGGTAGATGTAGTTGCCCCACACCTCGAAAGCCGAGCCCAGGAAGTAGCTGTTGTAGTACGCCGTCGTGTCAAAGTCCAGACGCACCTCGTGGTACTGCAGGGCGATCAGAGGCAGGTAGAGGCCGGGGTTGCGGTTGAAGAAGAAGAGCAGGGGCAGGTACACCTTGGGGCGGGACGTCTGGGTCGTGTTGTAGTTGCCCTGCGTCGTCATCTTGCCCCAGGCATACTTGTCAGACTCGTTGAGGTACAGCTCGGAATACAAGCGCCACCAGGTCTGGTAGTGCTTGTCGACGCGCTGACCGCCGATCGTCAGCTCAACGGCGGAGATGGCACGCTCGGCAATCCAGTTGGTATCCCAGTTGGTGTTGGTCGACGTCAGCAGCACTGCGCCCGGTGCAGTCTCCTTGGGAACAAGGGGCGTCAGGGCCAGGTGCATGTTACCAATCAGATCGCCGTTGCGGGCAATCGTCACGGACAGGCGGGTCTGGTTCCCCGGAGTGCCGCTCACCGTCTGCTGGATCAGCTCCATCGCAAAGTTCGTGTGGCGCTTGTACACCGCCTGGAAGAAAGTAACCTTGGGGTTACCGGTGAGGTAAACGTCCTGAGCGCCATAGGCAACGAGTTGCATGAGTCCACCAGCCATTTAACATTGAGCAAGAGAAAAAAACAACAGGAAGCTGGATCCTTCGTGTTGTGTTTTTTTGGAACAAGTTCCTGATTTTGTGCTGCTGTGCTGCGGTTGTACGTCTAGTTGGAGAAGGCAAGGCCGCCCATGCCGCTCTGGATACGCAGGATGTTGTAGTTGACGGCGAACAGCTTCTGCAGAGTCGTCTGCATCTGGGACTTCATCATCTGGATCGACACCTGGGCGTTGTCAATGCGAGAGAAGTTGCACGTGCCAGTGGGCTGGTGCTCCTCCGGCTGCAGGGCGAACGAGTAGGAGTAGATGCCCGGGTAAGGAGTGCCGGTGTGGTGGTAGAACGGCTGCACCTGGTTGAAGTACTTGCCAGTCTGCTCCTTGAAGCGATCCTGGCCGTTGAGCACAACCTTGAACAGGTTGAGCGGGCCAACCTCCACGGCACCGTTCGTCACGGTGGGGCTGGCGTTGCCGATGGTCAGACCCTCCTCGATCCAGTAGGCGTTGCCGGTCGGGGGCACGCCGGTGGTACCCTGGAAACCAGCGAACGCCGGCAGCTGGCCAGCCATGCTGAACAGCGTGGGCACACCGGTCAGGTGGGGCAGCACGAAGTTGTTGGAGGCGACCAGCACCTGCACGTTGGAGGTGATGTTCACGTTGGCCGTGTTGGAGCAGAAGTTCCACATGGCGTTCAGGTTGGAGCCGTAGCCGGTCGCACCCTGGGTGGACGCAACGGACGGGTTGGTGTAGCACCACACCAGCTCCTTCACCGGGTGGTTGAAGGACAGGCGGATCAGCTGGGGAGAGCCCTCGGAGCTGCCGGCCGTCGCGGAGGACGTCACGGCATCACCGCCGGTGTGCTGCACCTGCTCGATCAGGTACTCGTGACCCTTCTGGGCGAAGCGGCGACGCTCCTCCGTGTCCAGGTAGATGTAGTTGGCCCACACCTCAAAGGCGTTCGTGGTGCCAAAGTACTTGTCGTAGTAGGCGGTCAGGTCAAAGTCCAGGCGCACCTCGTGGTACTGCAGGGCGATCAGGGGCAGGTACAGGCCGGGGTTGCGGTTGAAGAAGAAGAGCAGGGGCAGGTACACGCGCATGTTGGGGGCACCAGTCGACGAGGGCGTCGCGTTGCCCTGGGTGGTCATCTTGCCCCACGCGTACTTGTCGGAGTCGCTCAGGAACAGCTCGGCGTACAGACGCCACCAGGTCTGGTAGTGCTTGTCGATGCGCTGGCCACCGATGGTCAGCTCAACGGCAGCCACGGCGCGCTCGGCGATCCAGTTGGTGTCGTACACGGTGTTGTTGGAAGACAGACCGGCCGTCGACACGGGGGTCAGGGCCAAGTGCATGTTGCCGACCAGGTCACCGTTGCGGGCGATGGTCACGGACACACGGCCGGAAGCGGCCGGGGAGCCGTTGGTCGTCTGCTGGATCACCTCCATCGCAAAGTTCGTGTGGCGCTTGTACACCGCCTGGAAGAAAGTCACCTTGGGGTTACCGGTAAGGTAAACATCCTGAGCACCGTAAGCAACGAGTTGCATCAAACCACCAGCCATTTTGTAGTTAGCCAAGAAAATAATTGACGCACCGCGTCAGCGCAGTCTAAAGTTTCTGTCCGCCTAAAGTACACATGTCTGTAGATCGCGTGCCTGAGGATGAGGAGCTTATGATGGATGAGGATGAAGAGGGGGAGTTTGGTGGCGAGGACATGCTCGTAAACCTGCTGACCACTGAGGAGGGGGATACGATCCCGACCATCCTGGCTGGTCTGGCTGGCTCGATGGATGCCATCGCCAAGCACCTGGAGAAGCAGAATGTCATCCTGGTGAAGATGCTGTCTGTCCTGTCGGCCAAGCCGGCGGCGCCTGTGTACACTGCCGCGCCCGCCTAGAGCTTCTTGCGAAAGTAAAACACGAGGAGACTGATGAGCGCCGTCCAGCCGACAAGGTGATCAACCTTGTTCATCACCTGGATCTGCTGATCAGCCATCTTGTTAAACTCATCCTTATAGCCCTGTGGCTTAAAGGGGAGCCAAAAGTACCGTCCAAACGGTACAACCGTCGGGCCGAGCTTGTCCCGACAGTTGTACGAGTAATCATACCATGCGAGCGCGATATACGGGAACCAAATCAGAAAAAAGAGGACCCAAAAGTTCTTGGGTGGCAGGTACCAATAGCCTCCTGCGATTGCGAGCGAAAAGATGATACACTTGATGTTGAACTTGAAGGGAGCTCCTGGAAAGATCCCACCGGCCATCTACCTCTAGCTAGAGAAAATAGACGCGCGTTGAGTAATGGATCCGCCACAGAGTTTGCGTGAGAAGAAGCGGACTGCGGCCAAACGGGATAAGGGTCACCACATATACTCGACCAAAACGGTACGTATCAAGCAGGCTCTGGTGGCGGCCAAGAAGACCTGATAAGAATATGTTGCGCTATGTCACCATGGAGCAAGTACATACGATCGATCGGGAACAGACACGCGAACATGCACAGGAAATACGTATGGAGGTTCTTCGGTCCGAGGTGAGTCTGACGCCAGACCGCCTTGAACAGTTCATCGGGCAACTCGAGGAAAAGATGGGGTTAACCTGTAAGGGTGATCGATTCGCACCGCTCACAAATGGGTTTCGCCAGTTCTTTCGTGATGACGAACTTGACGCAAACGGCATGCCACAAAATGTCGACCTAGAGCGAATCCTAGAACAAAAGCGTCGTCTCGTAAACCTCTTCTCCGAGCTGTACCATCGTTCAAGCGAGCTGGGTCTCAAGGACCGACCCACTCACGACGTCAACGGTGACGAGTTTCGAATCTCGTTTCGCATGATGCGTCTCATCGAGACGGCTGACGATGCGTACGAGATTATCTTCAGGTACGTGCGTTCGTTCGAGCGCATCAATCATCCCACGTGTATCGCACCCGTGACGGATGATGTCGAGTTGTCAATGTTTCGTTGTAAGACGATCGACGAGGCTGATGAAGACAACCAGCCGAGCCCGTTTCAGTGTCTGCTTCTGTACCTCTTGCACAAGGCGTACGTGATGAGGATGCGTCGGTACAAGGGGCAGTGTTGCAAGCAGATTGAGACGGCCGATGGACATCAGACCAAGGCGTGGAAGCCTCTGATGGAAATTAAGGAGTTTGTCTATTTCTACACGCAAAAGGAGGATAAGTATGACATGTGGCGCAACCTGACGAGCAAGGGATCGATCGTCAAGGATACCATCACGCACATGAGCAACTGTCGCGACATGCAGTTTCCAGAAATCAAGAAGAACAGGTATGTATGGTCGTTTTCGAACGGCATCTTCATCGGCAAGGAGTGGGATGCCACCCAGGAAAAGTACACGTCGCGGTTTTACGAGTATGACAAGCCGGATTGCCAGTCGCTCGACCCGACAATCGTAAGCTGCAAATACTTTGACTTGCCCTTCGATCACTACCCGGAACTCGAGGACTGGTACGACATTCCGACACCATTTATGCACTCGGTCATGAGTTACCAAAAGTTTTCAGAGGAGGTGTGCCGTTGGCTCTACGTCTTTGTCGGACGTCTGTGTTTCGACACGGGCGATCTGGACTCGTGGCAGGTGATTCCCTTCTTGAAGGGTATCGCCCGATCCGGCAAGTCGACCATCATCACCAAGGTGTGCAAGAAGTTTTACGACAATGAGGATGTGCGTACGCTGTCAAACAACATTGAGAAGAAGTTTGGTCTGTGGTCGATCCACGACGGCTTCATGTTCATCTCGCCAGAGGTGAAGGGTGATCTTGCGCTCGAGCAGGCGGAGTTTCAGTCGATGGTGTCCGGTGAGGATGTGTCGATTGCACGCAAGAATGAAAAGGCGCTGAGCATGACCTGGAACGTCCCGGGCATCTTGGCTGGTAACGAGGTGCCCGGCTACCGCGACAACTCGGGGTCGGTGCTTCGTCGTCTCGTGACGTGGAACTTTGGCAAGCAGGTGGCTCGCGCCGATCCGAAGCTGGATGAGAAGCTCGAGGGTGAAATTCCAGCGATTCTGTGCAAGTGTATCCGGGCCTACCTCGAGTATTCACAGCGTCACAACGGTGAGGATATTTGGAACGTTCTGCCCGAGTACTTCAAGTCGGTCCAGAATGAGGTGGCCAAGCTGACGAATCCGCTCCAGCACTTTCTGTCATCCGAG